CGGACACTGTCTTCAGGATCAAAATCGACGAGTTGAATAGTTTGAGGAAGAACAATCATACCAGTGACTGTCCCTTGAATGGAGACGGTTGACGCGCCCGTCGCAAACGCGGCATCGGGGATATCCAGGCGGTATAGTCCATGCCCAACTTCAAGAAATCCCCCATCGGCGTGGGCTGTGGTGAGAGCGGCAAGGGTCACTTCTGTGATGTTGGTCACGACAGCCCCTTCCCGGCGGTATTCAAGGTCGATGCCGGCAGTATTGAACAGGACGCCAGTTTCGGGGACTCCAGTTGTGGAGTCAATAATATATACGTCAACAGATATATTTACGCTACCTTTGAGTACTTGCCTCATGCGCTCACCCTGTAATACGCAGGAATAATATGATTCCGGACATCAGCTCCACCCCCACCGAGCGTCGCGGAAATCTCTATCGCCACACCCGCACATTTATGCGCACTGGCCCAGGAAAAGCTCGGCGTGAGGTCTTCTCCCAATTGCCAGGCCACTACCTGCCCCATCGGTTGCGAGCCGTGAGCGCCTGATTCCAAATCAATTAGGCTCCCGTCACCGCTGGGAACAGAATTTTTACCAATGACCCCACACAATACCGTGGCATTGTTTGTCGCGTTGGCGAAGGCGGCAAGTGTCATTGACAATGATGTGACATTGCTCGTATTGAACGCTGTCGCAGTTTGAATGATGGCGTCAGCCCCATTATTGCCTGCTTCCGTATCTGTATTGAATTCCAGAATCGCATGGCCGGTCCCAGAGACCTGTTCAGAGAATGTAAATGTGACAGCTCCTGCGCTGGCTGTCCCCGAAGCACGAAAGACTGCGACATGTCGAAAGCCAGATGCACCGGCATCGACATTCTGATCCACCACGAGGTCCCAGGTGAGCCCGTTACCCGCACACGTTGGCGTGACGGTCGTCACAGTATCGCTGAAAAACACACAGGCCAACAGCAACACATTGCTCGTCGGCGTGATACTCGCTGTTACAAGCGACGAGACATTCGTTGTCGAGTCACCAGAAGTGAGTACCGTAGGTGTGATCGCCATTTATGGGCCTATAGACAAGTCTATATCACCCACTGTCGTCAGACGCCCTGGAGATACACGACGCTCAGTGGTGGCAGTACGAATCTTGAGACCGTTAAACTTCGTATCCAGTTGTCTCTCGCCTTCTCCTTGCACAATGATCTCCGTAACCATGCCGGTTGATTCTCCATCATCACCGACTCCCACCAACCCTTCAGCCATCACGATGAGATGACCCCGGCCTGGCACATGCAGTTGACTGGCAATAAATTCCATGGCTACAACAGAGCCAATTTTCCCATCCTGAATGCTACGCTTTCGCCAACGCCAAGAGTTTCGACGCCTTCTCTGCGTTTTTCCGGTTCTCTTCCTCTGCCAACTTTTTCATCTGTACCGCGTCGTCCATCTTTTTCAGTGCAAGGGCCGTGGCATACTCCGCGCCTTTTTGTGCCTTCTCACACTCTGACGTTTGCTGGACCAGCAACTTTTCCTTGGCGGTCAAGTCTGTGGCGCGTTGTGCCTGTTCCAGTTCCTTCTTGGCGAGTCCATCGCGGTCTTTCTTAATACCGTCATGGGCATCCATCATCAGTTTGGTGGCTTGCGCTTCAGCAGTTCTTAATACCTCAGCCGCGCTTTCCTTCGCACGGTCCGCCTCCCGCATCGCGCTTTTTATTTTATCCACATCAGTGTGCATGCCCAGCATGTCGCGTAACTCTTGTCTCGCATTTTTGAGATCGTCCAAACGCTTCTTATAGTCTTCTTTATTGTTAAGAAGGTCCATGAACTTCATCATATCTTTTTCGCCATCAGACCCGTTCACATTCACTAAAGTTTTCACGGTGCCTCCTTACTAGGTATCTTGTTTGTAGGCTTTGCGTTTGGACGCATACGTTCGCATGGCACCATCAGACCCATAACCCACGGCCCGCCTGATTTTTAACATCGCATTGGGGGTGGTTCCTGCCATTTCTACATAACATCCACGGATCAAATGAATCGGCATCCCGGCAGGATCAACAGTCTCAAAAGCCGTTGTATTCCTAAGTTCCACCCGTGTCCGTGTCGCATTTGAGGTAATGCCAGTATCGGTGTCATAGATAGTCATCACGCAATCTGTTCCGTTACCAGAAATTAAGGTAGCATTATCGACAATCCCAGGCCCGACAAACGCATGCCCGGAAGCGGTCAGGAGCATATCTTGCGGGTACCGCATGAAGGGTGGGTGGATTCTGACATCATCGGCAATGACTTGATCGAAGAGGCAGATCCCGGCTGTCGTTCCGGCATCTTGTCCTGTAATGCCCATAAACCCAGAAGCAACGGCCAACTGATCCAAGGCCGTCAGTTGCGTCAGGCCATTCCCATCAAGGAAGACATCAAGCGTTCCGTCATTCCCGGCGCCAGCATCAAGATTGACGAACACTTCGATGGAATGCCATTTGTTCAGGCTGAATGGCGCAAACGTGGCCCCTGCCTCATTCGCAAGTTTTGAATTGTAGAGTCTGTATCCATTCGCATCTGTATAATTTATCCCGATTGTGACTTCATGAACGGCAGAGCCAGATTCTAACCAGAAGATCGCAAACGAGTCGGTATCCGCCATGACAGGGACCTGTGAACCTCTGCCACCAAACCAGAACATGAACCGGAAGTACATGGTGCCGTTTAAGGCAATATCCCATGTTGCCGTTTCTTGCACAGAACATTCCGCGGTACTGACACTAAGGTCTGCCCGCATACAATATGCACCTCGATATGGGGCTGGTAGGCCAGGTGTAGCCGCCAGTGATGTGTAATGCGCGACATCTAATTTGCCACTGGCGGGTGTGTCAGCATCAAAATGTGTATCGGTAGAAAGTGTGCCTTTCTCCCATCCCGTCTCAGTCAGATAATCGGTTGGCATGCTTAATCTCCTTCGCTGGCCTTAGATGCAACCACTTGGTGATCTAATGCTTGTTCTCTTTCCTTTACTGCCCTGATACGCCCCTGGCGCATTTTCTCAAGGTGCTCTTTGGTCTGTGTCCTCCGCCTTCCGTCTTTGACCTGCTTCAAGGCGGTATTTGATGTCGGACTCTCAGGAAAGATCGGGCCAAAGTTTTCTTTGGCCTGCGCAGACATGGCGTGATGCCCCGGTATTTGTGCGGTCGTATCCAATGTCACCGGACGCGATGGCCGAAGGATTTCGACATTGGCAAGATCAGGATCTTCCGAATCAGGCTCTTGTTGCAGCTTACGATTTTTCCATTCCAGAACGTTACCCTTTTGAAACCGATTCCACAGCGTATTTTTATGCACGGCCCCCGCAGGATTCTTTCGCATCATTTCAGTCGACGGCATATTCGCAACAATCTCTCGCTCTAAATCTTTGATGCGTAACGCATTGTCATCCTTCTCTGCCCCCGTCAACTGCTCTGGGCAATATCTGTTTAATTGCTCCTCTGACCGTTTCATGTCTCTCGCGAGTTGGCCCCGGTCTTCGAGCTTATGTCCACTCGACAGTGTTTGCCGAATTCGAGTGATGTCTTCTTTAATATTATTTGCTTGCTGTGGTCTGAGTAGATTTTCTGTTACGCTTTTCATCCCAGACCATCCTTAACCTTGGTGCTAATATTCACGTCCTCAAACTTCACAGGCTGTAACGGTTTCACCCCCGGTGTGCCGGGAGATGGGGACGGATCGCGCTTGTTCGCTAAGAACGTGTAATTCTGTGTGTTGTGGTAATTGTTACTCATGTCATCTCCTTACGCATTGACATACGCAGTACGCACATCAAAGAAAAAATGTATACGGTCGGTGACGCCTAAGTTTGCTCCTCCATGAGGAACGTTGGCATTGACCAAATACGCGAATCCCGGCTTTAAGTGCTGCTTACTGTCTCCATAGCTCATCCAACATTCGGGATTCGACAGAATAGGTACATGAACTCTCGCAATCCATTCATCAGTTTGCTGATCGGTATGCGTCACCATCGTTTGTCCCGCGACTAAATTCGCAAGGTGATACTCACATGCCACATACCCTTCAAAGCCTTCCATAATCTCAGTCACGATTCCGGCAACCATAAACCCGAAATTATGCCAATTCAGATCACTGACCACAGCAGGAAGATGGAAAGATGGCCGCAACTTTTCTTGTTGCGGCCAATCTTCATGCTGTAACCCTAACGCCCACTTCGTGAGTGTGGTTAATCGTGACGGATCAACTAAACACAGTTCAGTGATTGTCAAATCCTTGTTCATTAGAGGTCTACATCAATAGCTGGCAAGACAACTCCTGACAGGATATTCGTGGACACACTCAAGTTATCAAACAATCCCACGCCATCAATATCATTCAGCGAATGTGCGCCGGTCACATCAGCATGTCGGCAACGGTTGTGCGCGACGATGCCCGTGTTGTCCGCTTGGTCGTTGTCGATCAACAGATCACCAGCCGTCATGGCATGCTGCACGAAATTCCATAACACTTCGATGGTTTGCATAGACTTTCCTGCCGCCACCTTAATCAATGCCCCATCGGTCGATCCTGATTGAATCACCACATTGTAATTGACGTGCATTCGCGCAATATCAGCCACTACCGCAATAAACTCCGTGGCGCTAGCATCCAATCCATACGAATGGCAATGCGTAATACTGGCATCGTCGGCATTGTTGTCTGTGGTGCTGGTGAAATCGAACGGAATCAGGAAGTTTTCCGTTGCGACGTTTTCAATAAACTCCAATCCATGTGCATTGAAACCTGATCCCGTGATATTGAAGCACCGCACGATGTCAGCATGCCCGGCTGCAAAGACACAATTGGAAATGTGATGGTCTGCGGCAGTCACGACATATGTGACGGTTGGGGCTCCATCCATCAAGAACCGTGGCCGTTGGCTCCCGACACCGAGCCCAATCACCGCCACACCATTCACGTCTGCGGTAATACCTCCCGCGCCAGTAATGGTTTCCGAGTGATTCGGCATAAGAAAGATGACATCTCCCACATTGGCACTCGTGCGACCAATAGCGGCGTCAAGCGTGGCCATAGCCTTGGCGGGCGAGAGACCATCGTTGCCATCACTGGCCCCAACTAACGTGGAACTGACAAATCGCGGGGTGCCAGTCGTCATATACGCACCGCCGCCTAATACCGGCATACCAAAACTTGTGATTCCATTGGGGAAATTGGTTAAAGGCATGTTGACTCCTTATCCTGTAACACCCGTTCCGAAACGGCTGCCCGTAGGACGCTCTTTGGCGTGGCCCCTACGCTTACACTTTTTTGTTAGTATTGTCGTCCGCGCGAAGGTCGCTTCTTTGGCGTACCTCCAGCGCGGACAGATTTTTGTTTCTTGGGTTTCTTCTTGGGCACTTAGGGTACCTGACCTTTTAACACTTTCACTGACTCCAACTTCAACCAAGCGAAGACCAAGCCAGAGACATAGGGTTGGTTGTTGATGATTCGGAAATTAATTGCATGCATCGATTTGTGGCACGAACCACATAATGTAACCAGATTTTCCAAAGCATGGTTTGGTTCAGATGTTTGCCCACTTCCATCAATGTGGTGAACATGGAGGCTCTTTTTCCCGCCACAACGGACGCATTTAAACCCGTCGCGCTTACGGCAAGGATGACAATTTCCATCATACAGTTCATGCTGGACTTTCTTGTACCTCTTCTTTCCAGAAGACTTGCAGGCACACTTCTGAGAGCAGAAGCGGCGATTCTCCCAAGGCATAGAAATTCCCACTTCATATTTCGCATGGCATATCTCGCAAATTTTTGGAGTGGTGTTTCTTTTTGCCGCACGTTTGCCAGAACGAATATCTTCAGCACTAATCCTGCTACACTTAAAGGAACAGGTTTGCGTACGCTTATATTGGTTAGGCCTAGGAGTAAATAACGCTCCACAAACAATGCAAGACTTCGGCGGGTTTTGGATTTTTGGAATCTTTTCTCTTGTTTTTCGATTCCAAAATTTCGTATTGCACTTCTTCCCGCAAAATCTCTCAATGCCTGGTGATTTCGTTCGAGATACATAATCGCTACCACACTCTTCGCAAACCCTTTGCACATGTTCCATAAAATGCCTCCCGTTTGATTGTTGTATCGTACGGTTGACATTTTATGATAACAGAATCTAAATGTCAAGCTCCTAAAAGCACCATGTCTAGGACACCTGACTGCCTAAAATCCACCTCCATCCCCGATAAAGGAACGAAAATCTCATATATGCCCTCCACTTCATGTTGAAACTGTCAAATTCCTCTGCTCGTCCAAATTCAAGTGGGATACGATCAAACCATTTCAAGTTTTCTGCCCTGAGAACGGAATCCATGAGGAACCAATCATTGGTATCCGTCATATAATTCCATTCCTTAATGGTAAATTGCCCGTGATGGACGTTGGCGTTATTGTCTGCCGTATCCACTTTGCCCATGGACGAGACAATCTCAAACGCTGTCTCATAATTGTCTGGGGAAATCCAGATTTCGTCAGGCATGATGTTAATGCGGTTCCCCTGATCATCTCGGAAGCCTCGCATTTGAATCCGCGCCGTCGAGAGGGCGACCGCACTTAACGCGGAAGTCAACAGATTATCAAAACCATTGGTCGTACTGGCCCCTGAAGTCGTGGCGTGCAAGTTGCTGCACAAGGCCACACCTTCCGAATGTGTGTAAAACTTCTGGTCAATACTGAAGGCGAGCGTCAGCATACGAGCACCATGAGATTCCTTAGTACGCTTTGCTGCCGTTGCAAGCCCTTTCGGCTTATCTGCAATCACACCAGTTAAGTCATCATCTCTAAGTTTTCTTTGCACAGATATACCTTTGGCAAATTCAACGTGGGTAGCCGTCACATCAAACCCCTGATTAAAGGAGTCAAACGAGAGGGTTCCTGTGAATTCATCAAAGTCTGTCAGGTCGCCGACTTCGCTGTATTTCTCATCGGCCCCTTTTCGTGCTGGCCCCATGTTGTATAACTCTGGCAACATGGTCGGAAGTTGGTTGTATTGATCAACAAATATTTTCGTGAACCGCCGATCCAGGAGATCGGGGAACAATGTCGAGGTTTGAGCCATAGTTGTTACTCCTTAAAAAATCGAGTGTGTCTCGATTTATACGTTTGATGCAAAAATCGAATCGGCAGGGACGATTAAGGCATAACTGTGATTTCGCCCATCGTTCCCAATGTCATTCAAGATCATGCCGATGACGAAGAAGTTCACATTATCTGTGTCTGCGCCCGCCTCAGCGTTAATTTCCGTGAATAAATTCGTGAAATCCGGATACAGAACGGTCGTCGGTGAGAGAGGTACACGCATAAAATTATCGCCAACCGAATTGTCAAACGGGAACGCGACGGTTGGATTGGCGGCGGTCGCACTCACAGCGGTAATCTGTCTGGCAACTCCCGCATTCGCTCCGTCATAACCCCACACAGTTCCTCCATCGAAACCACCACTCGCATTCCACGCATCACCCGTTGTCACATCTAAGCCGTCCGTACTGGCTGTAGTGATATCAAACAACAACAGTGCGGTACCCTCCGTGTCACCGTTATTCAGTCGCGCTTTTAAGATCAAGTCCGAATTGACAATGACACTGACTCGTCGTGCTGGATCACTGTTATCTGACTGTTGCGCGGTCACTAAGGTTGCTTGGGTGTCCAGGGCCATCCCCACATAATCCACAGCGGCAATTTCTGTCATCAGGTTCACGCCTGCTGTAGCATTCGTCGCTGCCGTCAGGCCCACGCCTGCATTAGGAACGGCTGCACCGATTTGATATTCCACAATGTATTCTTGTGCTGCTCCAATAAATCCATACTTTTGCATAATGCTTCTCCTATGCCATGCCCACGGTTGTAGCGAGTCGTGTGATCTTTTTACGGGCATCCTTTGTGGTCCAGCATGTGGTTCGTTGATCTTCATGCAGGAACAAGCGCCCATCTTCGCAATACCCACGACAGGCAAAACATTTACCACGAGCTAACGTGTGTTCATACCGGCGAACGCTGTAATAGCCGTGCCGCCGCCAATCAAATCGAAAGTGACAATCACTACACAGAAGAAAGGTGCGTTTGAGGGCTGTGAGATCATCCACGTAGGCCCCGAAGGGTTTGCCATACCGACGACCACCTTCTGAGGCGGCTTTGGTCAGCATTGCTGGCGACCACACTTTCGGGATCAGTACGGTAGGGTGCTTCATCCCACCGCCCTCATTCTAAGACCCGGATTCACGGTTTGCGTCTTTGCAAATTCCAGATCCTCCCTGACTTCCTTCCATGTCATTTGGCCAGTTTCTACAAGGTGAGCGTATTGTTCTCTTTCCGCTTTCGAGAGTGCCTTAATCGGATCACCGTCGCTTGATGCGACAGACTCACTTCTTTTCCCAATTTCACCGTGAGCCAATTTACGCTCGCCAGCGCGATCGGAGACTTGTTTGGTCTTCTGTAAACGATCTAATGACCCAAACGCAGACCGCAATGCGATCAGTTTGGTCGTATCGTTATTGGCAAGACCGCGACTTGCGTGGAATGACCATTCTTCGGCAAACCGCTTATAATTCTCGGATTTGTTGTCGTTAAGGTCAGGCAGAATAGCCAGATAGCCATCTATATTGGACGTGTCTTGATGTACCGTCTGCTGGCGCTGCATCTCTTCACGGACGAGTTGTACCGTGCGTTTTTCGACTTGCACCATCAAGCGTTGCGTCTTCTGATCCTCAGTGATAATGCCCTTATCCACAAAGTCTGTGAGTTCTGTGGGAGAATAAAATTTATACTCTTGTTCTTGTTCGGAGACTGGTTGTTGAGCGGGAGCCGGTTGGCGTAAGGCCTTGTTATCGGCCTCTAAGGTAGCCAATCGTTGCCTGTCGGCCTCGCGATCACGAACCAGCGCGTCATAATCGTCTTGTGACGGGGTTGATGTCGGCTCTGATATCCCTTCAGGCGGTTCATTGGATGGTTCTTTGGCAACCTCAGGCTCTACAGGTTCGGGTTCTGGTTCTGCTGCCAATGCTGCTGTTGCCGGATCTAATTCTGAGTCCATAACGGCTCCTTATTCATTTTCCATGTTTCCGAATCCACAAATGCGGATCTTTCATGGCAATCATAATGGGTTTTCTGGCTCCGGCCTTGTTCCCTGGCTTTCCTGAGCGTCCTGATCCGGTTTGTTTCGGCATGATTAGCTCTCCTTATGCTCAATTTGCAGATCTGTGAGTCTTTGAATGACTAATTCGAGGGCATGGCGGAATCCATGAAAGTAGGCACCGTCTAATTTGTCTTTATACATCGACTCTAAAGATTCAAATTTAGTGGATGTGAGGATTTGCGCGAGTCGGTCGATATCTGAGGTGCTGCCGGTGTGGAGTTCGTCGAGGTAATGCTGAAACTGGGCAAATACAACGGAATATGAACCAATCACCGTTTTAGGCTCCAGTTCAGGGGCCTGATGGTTATTTGTGAAATTCATACCAATGTCTGATGGTGTCAAAGCCATAATAACTTTATGCACCCAGGATACGTGACGCTATGGAGCAATGTTACACAAAGGCAACCACAATGCAAGCCATTGTTACTAAAAGATACCACATTATAGAAGGTTGAAAACTGCCAAAAATAGAACAACGGCCACCTTTTGAGGGGTGGCCGCGACCCTGAGTACCGTGACTCAGGGGAGGTTAGTGGATATCTTATGCGCCCGGAAGGGTTTCGTCAAAGAGTTCCGCTCCGCCGCTCAGGGTGGGGTTTAATCCAGGGGTCGGCGGGGGCGTGCCGCCGTTTTGAGGTGGCGCCCCTGGCTGTCCCCCGCCTTGCAACGATTGTCGTAATTGCTGGGAGGCTTGGGAGATACGCTGTCTCTTCTGTTCTTCGTTGGCCATCCTTTGCACATTTTGGAGATAGGCCTGGAATAATCCAGCCAATTCAGGCGCTAACTCTTGCGCCCCCTTACTTTTCGCATACGCCATCACAAGTTTCAAATGCGCCTCGACCCCTTCGGCGGGAACCCCAATAGGCACTTCACCTTGAAGAAGGAGAGCAATGGCTTCTTCGGCCTGTATCCGTGGTTGATCGCCTTGCGGGCTCGGAGGCGTAAAGTATTTTGCCGGTTCCTGGCCTAACACCTTGGCCACATCAGAAACAAGACGGAAGGCCGTATCCGGTGTGGTAATCCCAAGCTGAATAAACAGGTCGGAGAGGGCAATTTCAGAGAGCCGCAAGAGTCCTTCTTGTGCCGTGGCCTTGTTGGTATTAAGAATATTCGCCTTAAACGAAAACCGCATCCTGCCTTGTATCTGTTCGGGGTCTACACTGATAAACGGGTCTTGATTGGCCTTGAGTGGTCCCAAGACCTTGACCTGCTTCCCTTTCGGAAGAAACCGTAAGTTCATTTCGTGGAATTGCGCCCAAATTTCCGTCAATCCCGTGAAAAACCGTCTTAAGATCCGTTCCGGTCTCGCATCTGCCTGACTGAGCAATGCTTGCATATTGCCAGTGGTCCGAAGGGCTGACGACGAGCCAAACGGCACCTGGCCAAATTGCGCTTGTCCGATCATTGACAACCTCTCACGCATCTGATTGAGCATGGTCATGAGATTAAAACCAAAGGACTCGCCGGAATTGGGCCAGGCCGGGAATACGAGATCATTCCTGGGATCGGCAGTCGGGATGCCCAGGCCTGGAGATATTCTCATGGTCTCATTTCTCAAACCGCTTGTGGCGCGATAGGTAAAAAATGGTACGTTCTTGAGAGTGCCATTATCAATCGTTTGGTCAAGCGTAGTTTTCAGCAAGTCATAGACGCCTTCCATCAACTCTGGAAGACTGATACCTAACAATCTATCCTCTACCGGAAGAAACGTAGCAGTAGCAAACGGCCTTCGTGGTGGGATTGAGGGGTAGAGCGCGGTAAGAGGTTCGGCCTTAATCAAAATGGGTGAGCCGTAATCTTTGTCGGTGACGACCCAAAACACTACATCTTCCACAAGATCATCCCCATCAATATCCTTGCGGGCAAACGCAATCACACGCCGCATCCCTTTCGCCTGGTTCTCGCTTCCCAGTGGTACCTGTGTGCCTTCAAGTTGATCTCGTTGTGTCTGGTGCTCGTCATTTTCATTGACTTGGCTCCGGTCTGTCGTGGACAGGGCTTGAATCTTCTCAAAGGATTCGTTGGTGATAAGATTATAAAACCCACTCTTCCACAGCCTGCGTATTTCATCTTCCTGAACCCAATCAAGCAGAAATACATGGTCGGCACCCTTGGGATTGCTCAATGATGGGGGTTGCAGGTTGCCGGCCCTCACCGGAGCCAACCACTCGTCAACGAATTTCGGCATGATAACTGTGCCGTCAAAGACTCGATGTGTGGCAGAGATACGCACCACAAGCGGATCGCGTGACCCGCCATTCCAATAGGCATCTATATCATAAATATCAGGCTCTCCTAGTGGTACATCCGCGTACGTGACACGCCATTTCCATCCCAACTCATCAAGAGGCTGTGCCCCGCCACCTTGAGGGAGTTTTGAATCAAAGGCTTCCGCGACCGCCGCACCGATTTCCTGATCGTCTCGTGGGGGAGGGAATTCAAACGTATCAATAATTTCCTGATCATCACGAACCCATGGCAGGTAAGCCACAAACGTACCATCATTGACGAACTGTTCGATCAACTGTCCAATGGCAATTTCACCTTTTTGTTCGACAAAGATTTGCCAGTCAATGACGGTATCAATCGTGTCCTGCTTAGACGCATTCGCTGTGAGGGTCGCCTGCGCATTACAGATAGGCCGGGAGGCCATCACCGCGTTGTGCATGGTGTCCTGTGTCCGTTGCGAGTCTTCCATGAGCGAGGTCACGCGAGCGTTTGAAGAATTGGCCCAGGGGAACGATTTATCTTCCAGCCACCCTCGCAACTTGGCGTAACGCTGCAAACGCATATCATTCCATTCCGTTCTGGCCTCTAAATCTTCACGAACGGTTTCAGAAACCCATTTGGCAATGGTGTCACGTTTGAGGGAATCATGTTTCAGCATGACGGGTTGTTGTCGTATCCGAGTGTTGTCAGCCAATGTCATACCTCCGTGTCAATGCGGTCGAACAATCATGACAGGTATTCCCTGCAGGTGTGGCGGGTTGCCCTTTCCGCAGACTTTCAAATTCATATCGGCAGCCGGACGAGCCCGGTCCCACAGAAACATTCAGCACACGATAGCAAGATTTCTCACAGATTGCACAATATAGAATCCCATCTGTCTCCATCTAATATCCTAACGGGCCTCGGGCTGCTGAGGGTGGTTGCCAGACTTGCGGGCCTTGTTGAAGGTCCCTGAATGAGGGTTCGTGATTCATCAGATATTTGAGAAGGGATGGATGGTCGTCATGTTTCTGGCGCGGCTTTTGCGTGATGTCACGACTGTCACTGATTCGCCGGTCATCTTTCCAGGAATAACGTTTCATTTGGTAAATCGTCTTTACGCACCGTGACGCAATATGTATCCGCGGTCTGCGTGTGTGCCGATCAGGCTTTAAATATTCATCCAGCCGAGCACGGCCCACCCCGCTATCATCGGCTAAATCGCATCGGACTCCCATGCGTTCAAACTCTGTTTGCCAGGTGTTATATCGTGTCGTATCGCTTGGGGAGGCACCCATATTTGGGTCCATGAGCCGTAAGGCCACATGAAACTCGTTGGCTAATTCCGCATCATCATTGAGTTGTTTGACCGCGGCAGGCCCACCCTCGCACTCGGCTTCCGCGCACACCCACAGATCATCTGACGGATCCACCTTCACCCAATTCATCATATGCGGTTTCCGTGGGTGAGGGTCAAGCAGATAGACCACGGGCCAATTCTGACTCGGCGGATCGTCCACCACATGACAATATTCTGCGGTAGCCTGACTGCCACAGACGGAACAGGCACCATCGACAAGCAAGGAGGATTCCTCATTGCAGATAAAACACCAGTGGGCGGACATATCGGTAAATAGAGGGTGAATACGATTCGAGAACCGTATTGGTTTCCCTTCAATCCTCGTCAGACGTTGAAGGGCTGTCAGATTTTTGGTCGTTTCCCCGACCGCCACCTGGTCAATATTCGGATTCTCGGTCGTGACAATTTCAATCCACCGGACATTCTTATCTTTCTTGAGTCCCGGCAGACCCTTCTCATAGATATCATCGTAAATCCAATCCACCGGGATTGCCGGATCGTCAGGCCAGGTCATTGCAATCATGACATGGCCACCGACAGACATCACGCGCAATTTATTTTCATCAAAGATGCCTTTTGACGGTGGTTCGTCATGCAACACCACATGGAATTCGCCAGAGGCAAAATCACTCACATCCTGATCTAGCGACATAATTTGTAAGGTGGATTCGCCGACAATATCATCGGGGTTGTCAGGGTCACGATAGTACATCCTTAATTGTCTAAGTTTTTCTGTCCAACTTCTCTCCCAGGCGCCTTTAATGAGACAGTCCCTTGGTATCCACCCCCAATGCCCTTTGGGGCCTCCTTGTGGCGGAAGCCCGTTCCACTTCCAATATTGGAGTTTGGTTAAAATGACCGGATGCATGGTTGTGGTCAACGATTCACAGACCACACGCACGTTAATCGGCCCGCGCAGTTTCTCGCGGGGATAGTCGTGTTTTAGACTCTCAGGAATCACGCCGGTTAAGCGGATCACGAGGTCGGCAAGGCAGGTGTCGGTTTTTGAAGAATTGTGCTGAAGGAATCCGCTTGAACAATAATAGGGTTGAGGCGAAACAGTGAGCCCATGGACATAATCAGATCCTATTAATTCAACTGATGCGATTCTGTCCCATCCCCGATAGCCCTTCCTTTTCCCTGGTAGAGACGGTTTTGGCAAACGACAGTGCTTTCGGTGAAGAAAAAACCCGATGTCTCGGGCGTAATCCCGGAGATTCGACCCACATACCTCTAATCTCCATGATTCTGAAGGCCTCTTCCGTTCCAAGTCTGGCAGGTAATAATGCAAAGAGGAAAGAATGCCAAAACGCTGCAACAGTATGTGTGCGCCACGAAGAAGAGGCTCGGAAATTCCAACCAACACCGCAGAAGGTTTCGTCGTCGCGCATCCATCCGCATCAAACAGGCCACGAATAAATGCAGCCACAACAGGCTGTGTGCCTCTCCACACGGCTTCCGGAATAATTTTATTCTTCCCGATAGCACGACCCATTCCAATGCGCTCCATCCATGCACGAATCTTTTTATTGCACCATGTCAAACGGAACGCATGATGGACTCGATCGGTTTTTCTTTGAACGTGAACACCTTGACGCTGCAGATATTTCTGGAGCCAGTCCGCAACATCTACATCGTCGCAATGGCCACAATAATCCATCCTGTTGCCGGCACTCCCATAATGGCCATTGCCCGCCATTTGGCCTAAAAAATATGCGTCAGCCTGGGTAATCTCACATTCGACAGGGAACGCCCCATTGCCGCGTATGGCCACAAACTTCCAATCATTCAGTTGCGTTCCAACCAGTGATTGCACATCAACCCACTTCGCTGTTTGGCGAGACACGCCACTGGCATTATGCCAATTTCTCTGCCGCGACCCTGCCACATATGTTCGATGCAACCCATTTGATTCAAAATAAAACCCACGTTTGGTTGTCAGTCGATAAATTTTTTGCTTGAACGCGGACCGATACTTACCGACGACCGTGCCAGGCCAACGCGCCTGCCCTGGGACTGTATCTCCCAGCATCACGTCTTCAATGGGGATCATGCCACGGCCCGTAATCACGCGGCTTCCAGCCACTTCTGAGCGGTTGCCCCCAGCAACTCCAATAATCGTCTCTGTGGCCAGATGAATCTCTCGCGTCCTCTGACTAACTGGGCGATAGAAGAGAAGTTGATTCTCCCGCCGGTCCTGGCTTTCCTCGGCCAGCAATTGGTTGGCGAAACTTTTGAGATCACGAATGCCGAGTTTTGCAATGATCGCTGGTGTGAGTGCATCGAGTCCGATAGTAGCCATATTTAAAATGCCGTTTTCTCAATCAGTCAGTTATGATAGTTTGTAGCCTAATTGTTCCAATGCTCGGCCGTTGCCGCGAATCAAACACCGATCACAGACCCAAATAGCCTTCAGGTCATTGGCCAGCACCGTCAACCTCAGTTTACACAGTTGGCAAACTTGCCAGGGTCGATACTCGTTGTTCATCGTCGTCATCTCCATGAATAGGCGTGACATCAATAGTCTGCCCCTTGGCTTCGATCGCCTCCTTTAAGGCTCTTAAGAGATCGTCTCTGTGTTCCCTGGCCTTATACGAAATAATGCGTGTGGGCCGCCCTTCTAACGTCTCCCCAATAGCCCAAAACGTATCAATCGACCGTGACAGTTCTCCCAGTTTTGCCTCTTTAATTTTCTTGAGGGTAATGCCCTCCATGACCATTTCTTCAGCAAGGTTTTTGCACAAAATGGCAAACTGTTTCGGGGTCGCCGGAGCGGCAAAGAGTTTTTCGTACCGCCGAAAGTCTTCCAGACGATTCCGGCATTTGTCACATTCCGTGCCTGGCTCCCCACGGTACATCCGAAACACCGTGCTCGGCTGCTCACGCTCGCAAATCTCGCATCTGCGCATCTCTGACGTGAGCGACTTGATGGTGGTCATTTAATAAATACCCACAGTCACAAAAAAGGTGATGTCCAATATGTTGCCCTCAGTATGGTGCAACCCGCCTTTGCACCGTGCCGGGAAATCATGCCAGCCCACAGCCGGTGTGATGATGCCACTAATGGCCGTGCCTCCAGACCCGCCCTCTTTTAATAACGTCGTGCCATTCGTGGTGCTTGAGACATAAAACCCGATGAGACGGCAATCTTCTGACGCGACAACATCCCCTGTCGCCACCAGATTGACAGGAATGCCAAATTCCATGGAATGGTTCATGTCCGCGCTCCCCGTGTGCCAGTGTCTTGCTTCATCTCTTCAGCCTCCTCGTTTCGTTCACGTCATTTCCCAAGTGATCGTCACCGTTCTCTCCATCGATCCCATCATATGACTCCCAATCCAATTCCTACTTTCGCCATCATCATACATGAATTACGCGTTATGAGCTATTACGTAATTACCCTATTTGCGTTTTGGCTGGGTGGTAAAGATAGGGGACCCTACTAGATCACCAGGGGTAGGGGGGTAGACCCAATGGCCCTGGTCCCTTCGCTCTACGCTGTATCTATAATTTAATCGATAATCAATAGGCATAGGATAGTCGTGAGGTTAAAACATGAGCACCTTGCATGCTTTGAATCACTGCTTGCTTGGTATGCTTGCACTCCATAACCTACTATTCCTTTAGAATCAACAACTTACGACTTTACATATTGGCTGTTATCCGACATAACCGTATAACTGCGATATATCGTGGGTACCATTTGCTTGGCAAACGTTAGGAGGCATGGATATCAATAACCCATGCCCCTCATACTGATCCGCTCATCAGACTGGCTACCCGTGATATATCGTGGCAGGGTCATTTAATGGACTATTTATGGACCTAACAGGGTTGTTGAGAGAGCAATGGAGTACTGGCTTGTAGGAGCAGCGCTCTAACGAACAGAGACAATAGGCCGAAAATGCGGGCAAAGAAACCCTTAGATAGGCATACGTACAGCAGCAATCAAATGGAGACAGGAATGGGGAGTAATGCCATAACCTGTCAAAATATTGACGAAGCGTCAAGAAATTGACTGGCATAAAAATCGTGTGCATTATCAACTATTTAGATGCGTTTTAGGTGCACGTGCCCTGTCAAATTACTGACACTGACCAGGTACGGCCTTTTGGGTTGTACCTATAGCAAATGCTTTATAAATCAACGTGTTAGCGTTTTTCAACGGTTTGGCACACGGTTTGCAGATGTATAATGAAAACAATCAAATATTTTAAACCACAGATGGGCCGCAGCCGGTCTAGAAACAACGGAGGATGACATGGGAGTACGAAAATATTTTACCAGAGAATCAGCACACGGAAGCGCAACATCTTATGGGTTTGATAACGATACGATTGTGCTGGTATTTAGCTCTAGGCACGCACGAGATGCATATATTGTATCTGCATCTGATTTGTCGTTGCGCCCGATTCCGCGTTGCGACGTGGGGCGGGAGGCAGCAAATTGGTCAATGTCTCAAAATAGAATGATCCGCCCGAGGCCATTTAGTGGTGAGTGTTGGGTCATTGAGCCGCAATCTTATGCTGATGATGAGATACAGGGATGTTTGGGCACAATCGGAATTGGGTATAGCCAGGACAGGCTAAAAATGGGGCTGGACTAGCCGGTCGGCTGCCATGAAGGCAAATTCATAAACCGGGAGCCTGTATATTGATCGGGATCCCACTAAACCAACCAACAAAGGGGAAATGACATGACCAGAAAACACCTACAGAAAATTGCAAACCTCCTCGGCCTCTCTACAGATGATTTGCATCGAAAAATGGGAGATCACGCGGATGGAAACTTTTGGAATGTAACACATTGGATCGTCACGAACGTGTGTTGCCCCAATAATGATGCCGAGTTGTTTGGGGATGGCCTAAAAGGCGAAAAAATCGACACAATCGAGGAATGTTTAGATCATATTGCATGGCATTTAGACGATGACAATATTACCGATGTACTCACAAGATAACCAACCGAGGAGGCTGATATGAATAGGCCATGTAATATATCGGCCACTAAAATAAAGTCCACTTATTATCACAGACCTGGAAAAACCGATTGGAAAATCGTTTTTTCTGTTGATTTTAGCGGCAATGGATCAAACTCATCCTACACGGTGGCGGGGACTAATTTGCGGGCGCATAACGATCTATACGCAGCAATAGATATGTCGTCAACGGCTGTCATCGAAATGGAGAACGAGGCCCGAAATGGGGGCGTCACACCCCTGACACACCACTCAGGCGATACATATCTCATCCGCTATTCCTGGCTGCCTGATGAGAAAGAGTTCGAAAAAACGCAGCTTGTTGGCACAAAATTGAGAGATTAATCATTGCACGGATTCCCCCCCACGGGGTGAGGGGAAGGAAGGGTTCCAATGACCTACGACCAAGCGCGAGACCGGGCTTTTGCTGTTGGCACAATACCAGATGGGTATTTTGGCGGCACTGCTGAGGTTCTGTTCGCACACGATCCAATTTCAAAGCAGACCCCCAATAATTTGTCGGAAGACGAAGCGTACTGGCTTTTGGACCATTCCCCATCATCAACCGTCACACATTTACGGACATTGTCTATTTAAATCAAAACGAAGGAGGACAACATGACACAATTAGGCGCATTGCTAGATACGACTGACCAACACGCTATATTGCGTAGCTATATACACCGATTTACGGGAGAGCATACACCATCTTGGGTACGTGGAGTTTATGCGCGGTATCCCCACTTTGCCAACGATCGTGATTGGTTAAGGGGAACCACATTCCATGTGAGGCTCGATGGGCGATTAGATAAAAGATATACTAATTGCCATTCAACTCCAACATGGCCCCACGGGAAACACGGAGGATGAGCATGTATACGCAAGTCACAATCACAAAAGAAGATGCGGCGAACGCTGATGGGCATTGTAGTGCCGGGAGGTGTCTCCTGGCAACAGCGGTCAAACGACAGTTCCGAGTGCTAAGCGTGATCTGTATGTCGTCGGAAATTGATATTGAGGGAATCTTATACGAGTTTAGTATGAAGGACGGAGAATTTTTTAATCTTTGGACGAACTTTGGCCTGTTGAAAAAACGTGACCGGGTTGACGAGGATAAACGCCTCGTCCTGTCTCAATTGCCGCGCACTGTGAGTCTCACAAAGGCACGCAAATGGAGGAACTATGGTTTGTAATGTAACAACAGAACAAGATAAAGGGCCGAAAGATGGGCGATACGATGTTCTACGTGGAACACTCTGCCAACCAGGAGAACGACAATGAAAACAATCACAGAAAGAGAACTGGAAAGACTAATCGGAAACGTAAATTTTGCGCTAGGGTCTCCTGTGGCCCCCTACACCAAAGAAAACGGCAAGTACCGACCCAATCCTGGCTGCTACCATCTGGCCATAGAGAGCGGCTGCTACAGCCTTCACGTTATGAGGGCATCATGTAGAGTGGACTTAGCGTTGTCCGGATCATCTAAAAGGAATTTGCATGATCAAATTCACGCCTTTTTAGGTGGTATTACGGCAGTTAAGAAAGCGTAGATATTCGGCCTAAAAGGAGGACTAAAATGATGTGCGCAGCCTGTGGAGAACTTGTGGAAACCAATGTTAATAACCTGTGCCCTGATTGCCAGGACTTATTGGATGTTGAGCAGGAATTATTGCAGGACGAACACAGAGACATTCCGCCCCCTCCCGTTGCTAGGCGATACGATTGGCAAAAATGGAAAATAGATTAATTCATAACAAAATTGGAGGTGACAATGTGGCGACAAACAACAACAGGCAAATTGGTGTGGAGGATAACGCCGACAGGCCTGCGTCCACGCACATCCCTGCGGATGTATTACGCACAGGCCCGCCGCTGGCTTGGTGGCAGCTTCAAATCACAATTATCATTGACAGCTACAAAGCCCAAATTGAACGTGAAAAGAAAATGCTCGATGAAATAAGTGCCCTTTTGGGTGCGATATCTCTCAGAAAAGAGCTTGAGCATACGATTTTGGAAAAATCTATTTTTATATGCAGGCTGCAGGAGCTAATAGCATGGGCACATGATTATAAACCGGACGTATGACCCGCAAGGGGTGCACGTCGTTGGCTGTGGGGTGTGTGGCCAGGTCTGTCTGCCGTTCCCGGACCTGGACTCAATCCAGTGTTCTTGGTGTTGGTATAACGAGAAGGAGGCAAATCATGAACACGACGATCACGAAAAATGATTTAGAGGCTCATGCTAAAATGATCAGGATATGGGCAGGTGATACCGACAAGTGGGAAGATAAGCCAATTAATGTGGGGTGGGCATTGATGGTTGCCCGTGATATCGAGGCGGCCAGCAGGAAAATGGACTAAGGGGCGGAATCTTCTCTTTAGATAATAGTTAGACAATTCCTAATACAGAGTCTTAGGAATTGTTGTCTAACTAAAAGAGGTTTTGTATTCCTAAAGAGTGTATGGCTATTTTGGTTTTTTTTTATATCCGGAGGCACTCTTGAGATGCCCAATTGCTCCTTGCCCTCTGGGCACCGCATTGGTCTAAGAATTCGTGCCTAGCTTCAATGGGGTGCCGTACCGGCAATATCCGGATAAGAGAAGTTTCTTAAATATCATATTTTTGGTCTTTCGTCAACTGGCAATACTTTTTTTTGATTGAATATTTTTCGCAAAATTGATTATATTTTTTATATTTTACGCAAACACTATGGACTGTTATGATTTATTGTGTAATGTTACGCAATTATATAATGAATAGTGGCAGGAAAATGTAAAAGAAGCGTGGCGCAGCTTACAGACAGGTTGAATCAACAATGCGATAATTTTGGAGAGAGCAAAGAAGGAGGGAACATAAATAATGAGGAAACGCATCATCAATATTCACATTGAGGCAGAGGAAAACACATTCATCACGGCCAAGAAGAATAAAGGCTACACCATCAACGGCTACATTCGAGCCTTAATCCGAAACGAAATGGAAAAGGCAGAATCCCAAGAAGCCGATCACACCATGACCGCCGCCCAAGCCCAAGCCGTCAGTCTCAAGGCTCTCTACGCCGAAGGCCACCATGGCATCCCTCAATTGCATGATTCATGGGAGGCAAAGATTACGGCAATCAAAAAAGAGGCTGAAGAACACCCCGAAGAGTTTGATCTAGACGAGACCGAGGAAGATGGTGATCCGGGGCAGGGGACGGATCAAATGTAAAAAGACTCTTGACAAAACAATTACAGATACGTATAAGTAAAATATAGACAGCAAACATCAACATGGGGGTGGCAGCATGGCAACTGAATTGCAGCACATCAAAGATAGTGGGATTACATTCCTAGAAAAATGTGAAAAATTAACGTGTCGCAACGAGAGTGAACGCGCGGTGTGTAACTCGCTGGTGCTCGCGGCTACTGAACGTGTGAAGCAGATCAAAAAAATTGGGGCCATACCCGTTAAGGCGGCGGCGGACAATCTCGCAACAACCAAAAAACATTTCGGGTCTATTGCCCAACCATTCATTTTGGCCTCAGAGTTAATCTCCAAAAAGCTGGGGGCGTACCTCCTGGAGCAAAGAAAGGCACAGAATGAGCTACAACGCGAAGAAGTGCAGCGTGCACTCACCTCTCATACTCCCGCAGAAATAGTCATAGGCCCTGAGAAAACGCAGAAAACAGAGGAAGGGTCCGTGACGATGCGGCTTATTAAAACATTCGATTTCGGATCAATCATTGTTGATGGCCAAATCATCGATGGCATGGAGGCAAACAGGACATCAGAAGGTCTTAGGGATTTACCAGATTTTCTTTTCACTCTTGATATGGTCGCCACCAGGAAATGGGCGTTGAGTGGCGTGCAGTGTGTCGGTCTTAAGGGATATGTAAAGCCGTCTATTAGTAAGCGAGTGTCCACAATCTAACATCCCACTGGCCGGTGTAAGGAGATAAAAACTGGAAAAATGCAGGGCTTCTCAATAGCCACATATTGAGACAATGGATCAGACCAGAAACTTCTGAGGCTTCCCTTATTCGCGGCCATCTATCACAGAAGGAGAGACGTATGAAGTTGATCGAAGCGATGAAAGCCGTGAAGGCGAACAAAGAAAAAATTGTGGATCTTCAGCGCAAAATCACAGAAAATTGTGCCAACCTCACGCATGAGACGCCACAATACGGAGTGGATACGCTTGACATGGTGGCCTCATGGGTCAATTCCTGTACCGATCTCTCTGTTGACAATATTGATCTTTTGCTGGCGATTCAACGTACTAATCTTGCGACCAATGTTTCAATGGTGATTGGTCCAGACACTATTGAACGATGTATTGCGTATTGGGTATGGCGAAGGCGTGAGTACGCCGCCTCGGATCAGGCGACCTATAAATGTCTGGGCGATAGAGGGCTGAAAGAAGGCAAGATGCCTCAATCGGTTGGTCCTCCGGTCGAGATCAAAATCCAACGACATTTTTCACCTGCCCAGAGAGACGTCAAGATTGATCGGTATCGGTCAGAGCCTCATATTATTGATGCCACACTCGAGGTGATTAACGCGACCACGGAATTGCTGTTGTGACGATACCGAGAGTCACCGAAATTTGCTCCCTGTTCTACCCGTGCGACTTCTATGATGATCTGGCGACAGAGGCTGGTACGTTTTTCCACGAATATATTGCGGCGGCGTTGAGCGACAATAATATAATAGCACATGAGTTTGATGCGCTAGGGGCAGAACCCTTCCTGGCACCATTAGGACAGTGGCTACGCAGTGAAGTAACGATGATTCTCGAAGTTGAAAATCAGGAGTTTGGAGTAGACAAAAGCTTTAGCGGACGGCCTGATGCGATCCTTGAAACACGCAGCTATGGCAGAATATTTGTTGATTGGAAAACAGGAAAATCAGAGACAGAGGCTCATAAAATGCAGTCATCGTGTTATGAATTATTGATCAGTTTAAAATGGGGCACCATGAAGTGTCGGAGGCTATATCTTGGTAATGGGCGGGTAGATATAAAGCGGACCACCAATCCGGCTGGCTATCAAGCCGCCTTTCTCGCGGGGGTGAGATTTTGGGAAGCCAAACACATGCTCAAGGGGCTGTAAGGCCCTACGCGAACAATCCCCAGGCACAGGCGATGCTCAAAGAACAGGTGGCCTGTAAATGCGGGTGCGGGGTGATGCTTCTTAAATACAAAACAAACAATTACGGTTTCATGAGTGGCGGCATTCGTGTATTTCTGCCAACGCATTTCCGCAAGAAACACAATGGGAATGAGACAAGGTGGGCGCCGCCGGATACAAGTATTGGCGTCAAGCAAAATTGCTCAAAATGCGGGAGCACCGCAACGTACAAAGACGCTGGATCAGATCAAGGAGTATTTTACGAAGCGCTTGTTTGCTTTATCTGCGGGCTTCGCGTGTACCCGCAAAACATACTAGGAAAGGGGAGGCATGAGTACTGAAAAAGGATTGTTTCATGTGAACGACGCGCCAAAATCGCAAGCAACCGTCGAAGACATCCTCAGATTGAACAAAGACCACATTGGGGAGTTATTACCCAGATATTTCAATCAAGAAAGATTCCTCGCCTCAGCGTTGGCTTTATTGCGGCAATCTCCGGCCTTAGCGACATGCAGCCCATCAAGTTTCTTTGGGGCCTTGGTTCAGAGCGCACAATTAGGGCTGACCCCTGGCGTATTAGGGTTAAGTTATTTCGTGCCATTTTGGAACAATAAAAGTCATAGCCGGGAAGTGCAGCTGATACCGGGATACAAGGGATTAATGGCGCTGGCCTGGGCCTCAAACCATATCAAAAAGATAGATGCACAGGTTGTCTATGAGTCCGATCTCTTTGATTATCAGCTCGGCACTGAAACGCGGATTACCCACAAGCCAACCGCTGGCGCACGGGGTGGCGCGGTGGCGTACTACGCCTACGTCAAACTGGACACCGATGAATTGCTGATCCATGTCATGACGCGAGAAGAAGTCGATGGGCACAAGCGACGGTATTCGAAAGCCGCCAATGACGGACCATGGAAAACGGACTTCGATGCCATGGCCTTGAAGACCTGCATCCGCCGTGTTCTCAAATTATGCCCACAATCCACAGAGACTATGCGGGGAGTCTTTTTGGATGAACAGGCCGAATCACAGATAGGACAGAGCCTGGGGGACACTGTGTTCAAATTTGAGGGACTTGACAGGCTGGACTGGGAGAATTCAACGCCTGAGCCTGGCGAAGATCAGACGAATGACTCGCCATTTGACTGCAAGGGACCTCCCTATGGAGCGTATGCCAATAAGGAATTAGGGGAAATTCCGACCCCGGTGCTGAACAGCATCATGAAAACCTCACAAAAGACGTTATTGGATCAGAATAAATCACAATACCACAATGAATGCACTGAACGAATACGGTGTATTGAGATTGTGATAGCGAGAAGGGCAGATGTAGAAGCCCTCTATGCCGCCCAAGAGAAGGTATTGACACCAAAGGAGCTACTAGGAAATGAGTCAAAGCTCAAAGAACTTGAAGATGCCATCCGCGAAACCAAGGCCGAAACCACAAAAGATCAAGTGGATCAAGCAGCTAGTTTGTCGTAGATGCGCGCATACGTGGTTTCCGAGAACTGGTATTTCTCCGCGGACTTGCCCTGCGTGTAAAAACTATTTTTGGTACCTGCCCAGGAGTTCAAAGTGAATACTCCATACGGCTATTGTCAATGCGGGTGCGGCCAGAAAACGTCTATCGCACAACGCAACCGTTGCAAAGAATTGCTATGGGTCTAACCTTTCTTAGCCGCTGCGCGCATTGTCGCCGAAGGGCCACGCCTGAGTATCGCCTGGAGGTGAACTATTCAGGCGCCCTCAAACGGTGGCTGTGCTTAGCGTGTTTTTTTAGGTTAGGAGGTGGGAAGTGCCCGAATTAGATCTCGTCGATTTCAGATGCAGCGCGGCGTGGCTCAACTATTACCATGCGCGTGGCTATACGCCGAGGTTTGATCTTTCGACGGAAATCCATACTCTCAAAGATCTAGATGAGAGCATTAGGAAACTAAAGGTGGAGCGAAGCCGCGTCATGGTGCGCGACGAAGAATGGTTTGAGAAACAGACAACCAATGGGTCTTTGCAACGGATGCTCGACAAGAAGCAAGAAGAAATACAGGCATTGCGGAATGAATTGATTACGCTCCATCGTAAAAATATACAGATGTCTCACGAAACAGAACATCGAGGCATTAAGAGTACAGATTAAACCAAACAAAAAGGAGAGCACAATGCAAGCAAAATTGAAACCCTATGTGGTGTGCTGCGAGCCGAGGATTGTGCTTTTTGGGTGGCTCACACAGAGTGAAACAATCAAAGAGTGTCCAACGTTAGTGAACTCGCAGATGCTAATTTATTGGCCAGCGAGTTGTAAGGGGCTGTTCGGCGTGGTGAAAAATGGTCCTTCCGAGGGGTGCAGGGTCACGCCTCCCGTCCTTCGGCACACGATACGTACAAAAGTAGAATGTCTGATGGCTGTGTCAGCCGACGCAGCTAAAAAGTGGGCATTAGAGCCATGGGGATGAGGCAGAAGATACTCGCAAAATACGGGAACTTGGACTACGCGCAAAGATACGGGCAAGAGACTGGGGACGGGATCGGGGTCGGGCACTCGTATTTGCGCTCGTATGGGAACTGGGAAGGTTCAGAGTGCGGGTACAGTTACAAGCAAGGGGACGGCGGATCGATTTTAAAAATAACAAAAAACGGCAGCACTATTTTTATCGAATCTGTGATGCATAAGATAGTCACCTGTCTGGGCGACGTTGGGGCCAAGACTGCTCGCAAGTACGGCATTGCGCTCGATAGTAGTGTTTACGTCCACCTACGTGCCTTGCTCAGTCATTGGGCATCGACTGAGTAGCACCAGAGAGGCATTCGGGAATAATATTGGACCCAACAACCGTAACCGCAGTAAAAAATGGAGTGGTGGCTGAATGGGAATCAATAAGGATTGAAGTCTTTAACATTCAGCCGAGACGTATGGGAGCTGTAGCCGAAATTTCGCTTTATAGTCATGGCTACCTATTGGACTACTGCATTCAGAATATTATTGATACGCAAAAAACAAATAATCTGGTACGGAAAATGAGTAGCCTCAACAAAACGCCGCACTGGGCCAGCATGATTACCACCGCTTTATTATTGGCAAAAAAAGCTTTCGATGACCAGAACCCCATACAAAAGATTGAAGACCTTCTTTTGCTCAAGCAGTCTTTTCGTTGGGTGGCCCGACCTTTCCTTGCTGAGAATCTTCCCACAATTCTTTTTGGTCCTGGCGGGACAGGGAAGTCAAAATTTGCGGTCTGGCTCTCGTGCATGTTGCAGAATGGCATTGAGGCGGACCCCTGGCTCAAGATTAAGCAGGCCTGGAATGTATTGTACCTCGACTGGGAGTCAGACGAGGAAGAAATGGGGTATTTCTGTGGGGGATTGCGGCAGGCAAATCCTGAGTTTATTGAGCTGCCATTGTATCGGAGATGCGAGCAACCCATCACCAGCGAGGCGGTCAACCTTTCAAAAATGATAGCCAGCAACAAGGTAGACATCATCATTATCGACTCATTAGCGCTGGCCTGTGGGGGAGACCCTGTAAGTCCGGAGTCTGCATTTACCTTTTTTCGCACTATTCGGTTTTTGGGATGCCATGCATTGATATTAGCTCATCCACCAAAGTACACAGAGCAGGGAAAAATGGCCGATGTGTTCGGGTCTGCATTTTTCCAAAACTTGACACGCTCAGTATGGGAAATGCAGCGCGTCAATGAAGGATCTCACCATATCGGATTATTTCATAGAAAGTGTAACTACTCCCAACTCTTCAGGCCGTTAGGGTGGGAGATAAAATATAGCTATGACCCATGGAGTGTCGAGTTGGCGTACAAAGATTTATGGGGAACAGATTTGGAGGCACGGCTCCCTCTTGGTGACAGGATAGAGCATTTATTGGGCGAGGCACCCAATATGACGACCAAAGAGATCACGGAAGGTCTGGGCATGGATACAAAGAAATGGAAGATCGTCTTTGCGGCTCTGACCAAAGATAGCAGGTTTGATTGTACCGGCAAAGGGAAGCCCGAAGATGAAACATGGTTCTTATAAGGTGAAGAGATGAGTGTAACGGTAGAATTTACGTGTGGTGGATGTCACGCTAAAACAGTTGGCACAAGGCCTCTTCGCCGAGAATTTTTCAGTGTGTCTGGTAGGTCCTACGGTATTGGTAGCTACCGATATGATAAAGCGGAGGACGTTGCACCTTGTGGCTGGGTTGCATTTGATACTTGGACTGGCTGCTGTTATTGCCCCGAGTGTTGGGCGGGGATTAATTTGGAAAGAGAGGTGAACGGATGATTAAGTGGAGAAATATTAGGAAGAAAACTCCCGTAGATGAACAGGATTGTCTCACCCAGATGATGCACGGCGTGATTCAAGGGAATTGGAATAGTAAGGACAAAGTGTTTAGAGGGTATTATGGGCACGCCCTGGAATGGAATGCGTACCGATGGGTTCCGATTGAAGAGGTGACGTATGAGGGCCTCCATGGGAATTGACAAGGAAGAGGTAGGGGGAATTGTTGCAGGCGTGGGTCTTGTCAGTATGGCGATGCGCTGATCGGGAATGATGTTGTGGGGGCATCGAGCCATGAAGGAGAAGAAGAGATGATTGCGTTTTTTGTGCCGGGTCTTCCAAAGCCGAAGGGATCAAAAAACGCTTTTGTGATACCGGGCAGATCTGGTGCGAGGCCGAGAGCGGTTCTTGTGGACCAGAACAGCCACGACTTGAAGTCGTGGGCGCACTCAGTGTCGGCTGAAGCGAGACTTCATGCCCCCGACGCATTGATTGAAGGTCCGGTGGAGATGCGCCTTATGTTTTACGTGAAGGCCCCCAAGAGTCTCCGGAAGACCGTTCCGAGCTTTGCCACAAAAAAACCCGATCTCGATAAACTCACCCGCGCCGTGTGGGATAGTCTCTCAGGCGTCCTATATCGAGATGACAGCCAAGTGATTCAGGCAACCATTAGCAAGCAGTATGGCGATCAGCTCGGTGTGCAAGTGCAACTGTGCGAATCGCCCTATGGGTCTGTGCTGGGCTATACGCCTGGGGTAATTCCATCACAAAAACACATTGACAAAACTTTAGTGGCTACGGAAGCAGCATTCATGTTTATTTAAATATTTCAGAATAGACAGAGATAAGGAGGCCGCATGGAAGAACCACCATTCAAAATTTGGATCGCTAAAGGAAAATTACACATCGTTGCTGATGTGCGAGAGTTAATTAATTATTTGTTGATTCCGGTGAAGCGGAGGCGGAGCAAGAATCAAGGCGCACTGCCCGTGGGGAGCGAGACAGAGGGAGAGAACAGATGAGCGAAAACCTTGTGTCATTTTTTGGCGATCATCATTTGAAGGCGGCAGTATTAGCGCGGCTGGCCGTCTCAATTTATTAAGGCGGTGCCGGTCGGGGCTGATCTGTCACAGGTGATGCCGCGATTTATGCATGCCGTCATTCAACGGCTGCAAGACAATACGAACTTCCAGCAATACGGCCTCACGCGTACGCTCCAGAAAAAAATAGAGGTCTATCGGGCATGCATTGAGACTGAGAACTCAGATAAGGTAGCGGCAGAGAGAGCCGCAAGGAAGGCCTCAATGCTCGCATTAGATGTCATGTGGGGCGCATGGGACGCAGGGGCCGCAGAGATAAAATGGCAGGCGCAAACACTGTTAGATGTTCTTCAATCATGTGAACCAACACAGGAGGTATCACCCAATGAACATGAAAATATTATTGAGCATTCTCTTCCTTGCCTTGAGCGTGGGACCTGCGTGGGCGGCACGATCCGTTGATGCAATTGTTGAATATACAGAGCCCACGACCCAAGCCTGTACGCCGAAGCCATGCACCGGAGACCCGATCAATCAATTACAGCACACGACGCTCTACTTTGAAGTCCGCGATGGCGGCGGTCAAGTCTTGGATGCCTGGACAGTGGAGCAACAGGCCACACAACCTACTGGAGGTGGAAAGGTTCGCTATACACTCCTACCTCGGGACGTCTCAGCGGACTCAACGGTGTTGATGGCTTGGGTCTCTGGATCAAATCCATCTGGAGAATCGCTGAAAACTGGTCCAATCACCAAGCCAATTCCTCTTGTGGATATTGGGGTGCCCGATCGACCGATTGATCTGACGATCACGGTGAATATCACGGTGAGATCATCCATAAATTGAACAGAATGAACCAGAGGAGACGAAACATGGCTGACACTTTTAGATCAGAATTGACTCATATTATCAACAAATATTCGATTGGCGTCAGCTGCGACATTCCCGATGCTATGCTAGCCGATTATTTAGTTAAGTGCTTTGAAAATCTCGTGCAGGCGACGATCAGGAGACGATTGCCACCCGTGATTTGAAAGCGGCATCTTGGAACGAACAAACCACATATACAGAAGGATGCAGCAACGAGGACCTCCTATAATCGAATTCATAATCGACATAACCGTGGTCGCTAGAGGAGGACAGTGCTCCAAAAGCAAACAAGAAAGCAAAAATCCTATTATTCCTGCAAGCGCCAGGGGCTCTGCACTGAATGCTATGCCCTTGAGCCTAGCGGGGAGGTACGGTGCCGCCTCTGTAAAGCAAAAGTTGTGGCAAGGCACAATCGGCGTCGAGCGGCTGGGTTGTGCATGTTCTGTGGAAAGGTTGCAATGAACAATCTGGTCAGATGTGAGGCATGCGCACGAAGAAAGAGTGCCCAGGCTCGGGTAGAGAACGACAAAATTAAAAAGCCGCTCTGTCGTCGATGCGCATTGATTCGGGTAAATTTATGGCCAACAGAAACGGCTTGTTGGAAGTGCCGATTCGGGGCATCACTGCCTGAGATCAGGGTGTATTTGGCGAAGCTCGCGCAACGACAACGCGAGCGGGCAGATTCAGAGTAAGGAGAGCAACGGCATGAGAATCAAAGATCATATGAAAGACAAAATATATATATGGATTGCGTGGCATTTACCCAGAACATTAGTGATGTGGTGCGCTATACGTGTTCATGCGTATGCGACGCAAGGAAAATGGAGCGGACAAATAGCCCCGGAACTCACAGCAATGGATTCGGTGCAGCGGTGGGTGGACAGGAGTAAAGGTGAGGTGACGTGATGACTAAAAAAGAACTGTATATTGCTGCCGTGAATGGTCGAAGGGATTTTCGTGAAGCGTACAGGGAAACCCACAAGAAAGGGCTAACGACGCCTGGAGTAATTTAGGAAAAGAACTTGGTTTTGATCTCATGTCTGTGCAGTCTAGTGGTAATGGACAACGATTCTTTACAGCCGAAACAACGCAGACTGATGAAAAACCGCAAGAAACTATATGAATACAAAAAGGATATTGGCGGAGCCGACGTGTCGGTGCAAAGGATTTTCGACATCCTCGGCCACTACAGTTTATCACGAGGCTGAGTGCCGCTGGGTGTGGTGGTTCCGACAGCAAGGAGAAGTTATAAGTAAACCTACGGGCAAGGATAAAGGAGTGAGCGCATGACCAAAATAAGCCTGAGAGAAGCCCTTGAATTGAGCACCGCCTGGCCGTTGGTGTATGAATTCCAAACACGGGCTGCTGATGGATCGCTTACGGGCTCCTGTATTACGGGAGGATTAGCTGCGGTGATTGGGGTATCGGGTAATCCCTACACAGCGCCTGTGTTGGCCTATTGGCCGGAATTAGATCAGAAGGTGGCCGTGCCTATTTCCATGAATATGTTTGTGGCCCATTCACCCATTACAGTTATTTTTAACTATATGGTGTCAAAAGGTTGGACCCGCCAAGACGTGATTGCCTGGTTGGATTCAATTGGAGTGTTGGGCACGCAGTCGGAGAGCGTCGAGGCTTCACGAATTGGTGAGGTAGAAAAATGATCGCTGATTGGGAAGTCAAACAAAACGTCACGCTGACGTTTAATTCATGGACATTGCGTATGATTCGTGCAGCTAGAATCGCATACTCAAAAGCAGGTCTCGACAAAGTCGTAGTCACTTCTGGCCTCGAAGGCCATCATGCCCTGCTTTCCAGCCATTACGAAAATCGGGCGGTCGATTTCGGAAGGCCAGAATCAGATGACTTGGCCTTAAAGGTCGTTGATCTTGTGCGGCTAGAACTTAGTGATAAATTTTTTATTCAGCTTGAACACGACCATATCCATGCACAGGCCAAGAGGGAGGCGTCGCCGTATGACTGATGTCTGCGACTACGTGAAGCAGTTTCGTGCGGTGTTGACACACGCATAAGCGATACAGAGTGGAGTGCATGAAGATACGAGATAAAGAGATACGACAGGTCGTCGATGTGGCGAGCACGGCATGCCCGTTATTCACTTGTTATTGGCCGAGGCCGAATCCTGGCTCATTTACGCAGGGGCGTGGGTATCGTCAATATGGAGACGAGCGCGACAAGCAGTGGCTATGCGGTCATAGAGAAATCAACGGATGCCCAGTAGACCCCATCAAAAAACAGACGGGCACGAGTCTGGTAAAGGAGCCATCATGAATAACCACTGGAAGCCGGTGTTTGACGATGAAATATCCATTGAGCAGTTATATTCCATGCGCCAGCGAATCAAGGAGCTGGAGAATGAAGTCGGCTTTTGGATGGGCGAATTTCAATACGACAGACCGGAAATAGTAGAATATCGAGCATTGGCGATAAAGGATCAGCTCACAAGCGAAGAAACAAATAGAATGACGACCATTGCCAAGCAAATTCGCATTGAAAAGGAGGAATAAATGGCTAAACATATTCGTTATCGAGGTGGATACAAATACCAATTAGCAGCAGACTATGAATGCGAGACTGGTATCAACCCCCCCTCACCCATCACCACGTTTTTTATTGATTTAGGATTGACTGGGAGGTTGACCATTCGGAAAGGATATGCGTGGGATGGGCCTTCTGGGCCAACCTTTGATGATCCAACAAATATGAGGGGATCATTAGAGCACGACGCACTATATCAACTGATTCGTAATGAGCAATTGGGACCCGAATATCGCCTCGATGCTGATAAGCGATTGCGAATTGTGTGTGTAGAAGACGGCATGGAAAGGTGGAGGGCAGAGCTTTGGTATCTCGCGTTACGAGCACTTGCTGGATATGCGGCGGCTCCTGAGAATGTCAAGGAGGTGTTTGTTGCTCCACGATTGCCAGTCAAAGAGGACGAGGAGGAAAATGGGGTATGAATGACTGAGCTTGACACTTCGGGATTCTGCGCTCATCGGTCGGGACTAAATTCGAAAGGAGAAGGTCAATGAAAAATTACACGAAATGGATCACCGTTTCACTGATTGTTGTTTTCCTGATGACTGGGTGTGCCAGCAAGAACACGCTCACGATGACATACCGATCTGACCCGTCGGGTGCGATGCTGTACAAGCTGAATGATAACCAGGAATTGGGGCGGCCATTGGGGCGTACGCCACTTGTGGTGAACTATGAATTGTCACCGGAACATCTCACGGACAATTATGTGTCTCTGGAAGACAGTGTGATGATCTGGAAGAGTGAGGCCTGGTTTCTGATTGATATCGAGGGAACGATTCCCCCAGGCCTCGCGGGAGGCTACACCGCCGTGCGTCCAGATTCGTTCGCCGGACGTGACATCGATCTTCAAGTTGCGCGAGACCTGCGCCAACGACAGCTAGAGAAACAAGCCCAGGCTGACACAAGAGCTGCCACATACCAACCCTCACGGACCTACTATCCCGTGTGGGGCGCGTTCACGGAAGGGTTCAATCGGGTGCAGCGACAACAGCAGAATTCAGCAATTATGATGCAGCTACAACAAAATGCGTGGGACCAGCAAATGGCCCGTGAACGACATGCGTACTACCCTGGAATGCATTAGGACGAGGTGTGCACAGTCATGGGTCCGGGCGGCCTTGTGAAAGCCAATTCCGTGGGTTCCGCTGATGGACCACAACTGCGGCCAGTCCGAGCGCATCCATGGCCATCAATTGAATTATAATTGAGCAAGGCCGCGTGGTAGGACACGCTGTATGGAGTCCTCCCCTCCTAAATTGGTGAGGGCGGTGCGGTTCACCTAAAACACCTAGCCGGTGACTATACCAGTATGTCTGGGCAATTCCGGCCCTTGCTCTATTTTTATATTTGTGTGGCGTTTTCTATTTAATGCCTATCCATCAATAACCCTTCAATATTGGCCAGGCGTGTATCAATTCTATCAATGCGCTTTCCCATTTGATCTTGCATAAACCGATAGCCTAGTGTCTCTTGCTGTATGGCATGTTCAGCCATGGACATTCGATTATCGAGCGAAAAAAACAGCCCGACTATCGTTACCAGCAAGACAAGGATCTTGATGAGTTCAGAAATGGTGAGCCATTTTGGCATGTCATTATTGTGCCAATTGCGGTTGGCTTATAAGAGGAATAAGCGGACGCTCTCTTTGCTGTGTGCCCGCTGATGAGGCTGCTGGGACGGCTGGCAAGATATTTCGCTGGGCCCATACCTTGAGCGTTCTCTTGGCCTCCCGCGACGTACTGACATTCTGCAAGCGTTCTACTGTCTTGGCTAAATTTTTATCAAAAAACAATTCCTCCGTCAGTGCTTGAAGTTCTCTTGCATCAAAATCATCAAGGTTTTTCGCTATCCTTCTTGCTGCCACGTCTGCCGTAAGGAATGGGGTTCCAACAATACCCCTGGCTCTTGCAAATGCCCTCGCGAGGATGATTCCCGTTATTTCTGCCAGCTTTTGATCCTCCCGGAAGCCTTTCGTTTGCGTCACAAATTCAGGACTCGCGAGCACTTCTTTAAATGAAGCATGTACCGCTTTGAGGAATTTCCATGTGTCACGCCCGAAATGTTTGATGAGAACAGGCTTGAATTCAGGATCTGCCAGCATTTGACCCATGGCATCACTCCTTACGCTTGGAAGTGTCGTCGCGGTCTTTGTTTGGATTTGCGCCTTATTCATAAACCATCTATAGGTTTCTTTGAGTAATCCCCTCGCCCCTTTAGGATCTTGCGAGTCAAGCACACCTAACATCCTTGCTAGGGATTCATTTGGATTGGCTGTTTTCATAAGCCTCTCAACGACGTTTCTTGGTGAATCTCCCAATAGCGCCGCACCTGCAGAATCATCAAGTCCCTCTGGAATGATCCGTGTAGAGGATTTTAAGCCTTGGAGTATGTCTTTTTCTTGGCCAAGGATCGAGGGCGGTTTCAAGTCCTCTATTCTTTTTGCTGCCCCCCGCAATTGCTGGATTTCCTCTTTGACGACCGGGAAGACTTCTAGCACCCGTTCATGCGTCTTGAGGAATCCTTTGACCTTGCCGGGAATAAACACACCATCTGCGTCCCTTGAAAATTTCACCAATTCAGACAAGGCTAAGTGTCGCGTGAGTTTACTAGCGGCGTCTTGCCCGATTGCCTTGACCAAGGCCTGGGCATTTTCAACCTGTTTCGCCCCACCACTAAAGAGAATCTTAAAAATCCCCTCACCGCTTTCGGTCTTTCGTGCTCTGCCTGCATGGACAATATCTCCAATGGCTCCCTTTTCAAACGTCGCAATATAGTTCTTGTAATTCGTATTAATCTCTTTAAGTGCGGGACTGTTCTCGGCAAAAGTATCTATGGTCTTTTGCACCACCCCAAGGAGTTTGCCTAAATTATGCGACAAGGTGCTTGAACCGCCTTGATTGGCAATCCGTTCCTTCCCTATGGCTTCTAAGATAGAAGTCCTCACAGCCCGTACTTCGCCAAGTGTGGTGGTGGCAGGCAAGGCTTCAATGACGTTCATTTGCTGGACAGGGAAATCGCTTTCCAGGAGGTCGCCGGCTAAAAACTCAATATCAACATTCCCGGCCTCATCTTTCGTCGTTTTCTTGGTGATTTTCTTCTGAGCAACCTTGGCCCCAGCCTTCATTTCTGCGACCGTCGCTTTGACACTCTGCGTCCCGTCATCGAATTTCGTTCCGATGCTGCCTGACACAGAGTTGTCAAATTCTTGGTATGGAGCGCTCACGCGCGCCCGTTCAATTTCAGCGACATCACCAATCGTTTTTTTCGCTTCCAGTCCAATAACCGAACGCTCTGGAATATCCCCCACTTCTCTCGCCACGGCATCCATTTGTTTAGTGAATGCCCCCAAGACCTTTTCCTTGGCTTCGATGAATTGTTGAGCTTGGGCCTCAAGCCGCGCCGAGACTTCGCGTGTCAGCGTTCGAGCTTTTTCCGTTCTGTCAGCGATAATGTCCTTCGCCCCTTGCTGGGCCTCGGCAATACCCTCTTTGCCTTGTGGCCCCGCGCCTTCTGCCTTCTCTGCCAGTGTGGCAATATTTTTGGTACGTTGCGCCCTCACTTGAGCGTCGAATCGAGCGGATTGTTTTCTGGCATCGGTGACGGTAGCACGGACTCCGGGGCTGATGTCGGCAAGCCCAATATTGGCACCTGTCTTCTGATTCAAGAGTTCAGCCCGTTGCGCTCTACGTAAGGCGTCAGGTTCTAACTGATCACCCAGGAATGTTTCGACACGCTCCCTGACCGCTGCCTTTTTATCGCCACCCAATAAAGGCGCTATGGCTTTGCCGCCCGTTTTAGCTATATTCGCTAGACCACTTGCCGTGAGGCCACCAACTAACGCACCAGCTATAGGGAGCGCCGTGCCGTTAGGGTCTATTGTTGCGCCAAGCTCCCCGCCGCCACCAGCTCCACCACCGATAATGGTATTTCTGATAATATTGATAGCCCTAGGAACGGCCCCTGCTGTCTTCCCTATCAGACCAAATGGACCCCCACCTGTCGCTCCACCTATAACATTCGGAATCACACCCTTTTGGCGTTCAGGAATCCCTAACTGCTTTTCAAAAAATTTCGTGCCAAGAGGCAGGTTCGGATCGTCTCGTAGCCCCGCAGCCTCAAGACCCATTCCGAGCAGATCTACCGGTCCACCGATAATTTCAAACGGGCCACGGAGTGCTGCCTTTCCTGAAGACGTTAAAAATTCACGAAGCCGCCTCTCTTGCTCTTCTTGCGTGAGTTCCGGACGCCTCAGTGTGCTGAGAGTTAAGCCAGCGGCTCGTTCTTTCGTACGCTTGCCAGCCTTCAACATCCTTTGGCGGAATTTTTCGTCAGCACTGGCCATCCCTATCGTCCAATCTTTTCTTCAACTGCTCGCACCAGAGCAGACGTAAACCCAATCCCTTCGCTTATCAACAACTCCGCCAAGGACTTCCTAAATTCAAGATCGGACATCGTTGCTGCATCGGGGGCTGCTACCGACAACCCTTCTGCAATACTATTGACCTTGTCCTGGTCGTCAGCGTTAATAAATGTCATGGTTTTGCCCGTCGCCAACTGAGAGCTAGAATCTTGTAAAATATCCAACGCTTCCCCTTCGGCAGCGCCTAATGCCGCTTGCAAGCCCAAAAACCCGGATGTATTGGCAATTCCGGCAGGAATCTTTACATTGTTAAAGTCCCTGTCCGTCACACGCACATTATCTTGTAAGGAAATCCCGTATTTGATGTTGTTGATCAGAAAATCACCCATGCTCTGCCTGGGATTAAACATCTTCTCAGCCAACCTTCGATCACCAATGGTCCCTGCCAGCGCTCTCCTATATTCAGCCATGAAACTCTTCAAGCGAGCAGGCACTGAGAATACGCCAATGAGGTTTTCTTCGGTGCCCATGAGTGCGCGAATCTTTCCGGACACCCGAAGCACTCTCTTGGATGATGTGACTTTCTTGTTGAGATCCCTTGCTATCGCGGGGTCTATCTTGGGTTCATTGATATTGACGGTAAGGCCGCTCTTATTAAAGAGATGTTTCATCATTGTCTGAACGGTGGATTTCGTTTCCTTAGAAATCAGAGGGTCATCGTTGATTTCTCTATCGAGTAAGAATAATTCATTTCCTTTGACCGCATTCGTGCCGACACCTTTTGTATTAATCATGTTCGCACGATCAATAATGCCCTGATCAATCCCGACATCTATGATTTCCTTATTAATCACATCAGAGATGGCGTTTCTCATTCCCTGGTCATCAAGCAATGCTTCGGGGTCCGCAAGTATTCCAAATAACTTATTGGCCAGTCCTGGCCGCACCCTCACCGCAGAAGCAATAATGTCACGAACATTTTTCCCTTCTTGCCTCGCCTGCTCTTTCATCACCGCGATGAGTTGTTGTTGTGTTGCATCTGAAATGTCAGAATCCAGCCTGGTCGTCAATCTCTTCATCCTGGCTTTGTCAGCTGCATCAGCCCTAGCATTGCGTCCTCCTTCGTTTTTCGCTTGCCGTTTTTCCACAATCGCGGCTAACCGTTCCCTAGAATCAAGGAGGGCATCTGTCCTTTCTAGGCTAGACGCATCACGTATTTTCTGAACCGTCGTTCGTGCTTGCCTATTTTTATTCCCCTGATCAATCAGCCGCGTTTGGTTCTGTTTGAACCTGCCCGTATCCACCCTGACTCTCTCGTTCTTAAACAATGCCTGAGCCGTGACCTTATCTATGGTCTCACCAAACCCTGCTGCCTTTAAATCTATTGGTTGCAGGCCTGACCCCTCACTCATGACCCTGAGCCCGCTTTGAACACTTTCCAGAGACAATCCACCATCAGCCGCGCTTTCGCCAGCCCTCTTTGTGAACGCCTCATCAAACCTCGCTACCCGTAGCCGCTCTTCGGGTGAGAGAGGTATCTTTTGCCCCGGTACAATCCTGCGTTCAGATGAAGGCGTCGCTATTGATGGTGCCGGTCTGTTGGCATCAAAGCCAGGGGCAAGAGAGTCAATGGGCAACGATGTGGGCGTTTCAGATAATGAGGATAAGGACGGTGCGGCTCCTGATGATAACTCTGGTGCTGCCTGTGGTACCGCTATCTCTTGTGGTTTAGGTTCAGTTTGAAATCCACGTCCAGCCGCGCCAGGGATAAGCCCGCGATCAGCAGCACGACGAAATGGGGTATTGGGTGTAAACCTCACCGTTCCGTCTTCAAGGGTGACGTTTTCGGTGGCTTTCCCTATACTTTTGTCCAGTGACTCGCGTTCTATGCCTGCTTTTGTCCTTGCCTGTTCACGCTCTAAGGCTATCTCCCTTGTCATGAGGGCATCAAACTCGACGACATTGACTCCGGCTCCAGCTAACATGGCCGTGGTCTGTGATGCGATAGTCGCGTCTGTAGAGTTATACTGGCCATGCAAACGGGTGAGGAATGGCCGGTCGAGCCCTGCTTTTTTGAGTGCTATCGCGTCAGAACTATTAGGGTTGCGGTTGATTTTCTGTAAGAGGACTTCAAGTTTCACCTCTTTCCCACCATCGGCCTTTTTCCCACGCAGCCCCACTGAATCAATCACCACCATGACATTTTTTAATCGTTCCCGAGTTTGCGGGAAGAATTTTTTATAGTTTTCGTTTCGAGCCTCCCCTTGTTGCTGCAAGGCAAGCTGTCGTTGCTCTTTAAATATGGCTATCTTTTGCTGGTCTTGCTGTCTAGCTTGGCCAACAACATCTACGCCACCAAATGCACCAATACCTGTTAAAATCTGCTGCCCAAGGCTCTGGTCAGAGAAGTCTTTTGAGAAGGCGCTCAATGTTGGGGGGTTGAGTCCTGGCGTTAATCCACTCAACTCAAGATTTGGGGCAGAAGTAGGACTGGCTTTCCCACTACCCACGCCTCCCCTAGCTACCGCATTGAAGCCTTTTAGAAAACCGCTAAAGTCAAAATCTTTTACCCCCGTAGGGATCTCGGGCAGTACCGCTTCTTGCCCAAGCGTAATACTCCCACCCAAAGCAGGGGCATCTTGCGGCCCACCCTGACCAGCCCTACGTTGGCGTCTCTGTAATTCCTGAAGTACTTGCGCTCTAGTCACTGGCATGAGGGACGGTCCTTTGCGTTAAATGAATAGCCGCATGAAGGCGTGTCTTTAATCATTCCCGCATGTTCCGGGAAATCACGGCACACACGTGGCCTATGGTGATAAATCGTACACATGGGGAATCCGTCGTCTTGCCGCTCTAAGAACGCGCAGTCCCCATTCTCACGCAAGCCATCAAAGGGAGGATTGTAGAATTCCTGACGAATCAACTCAAAGTCGGGTTGCCCGAAATGGCCTGCGAGGTTGCAGCATTGGCCACATCTGGTACACTCTCCACTCCTAGACGTGTTCGTAGTTTGGGGTGCTTCGTCCAGGCCCATCAATGTCGATATACTCTGAAAGTCCATCAAGGAGTACCTTTCTGTCTCGCACGACTTCCTCTTGTGTTTTTGCGCGACTTGGGATGGTGTCTTGCATTTTCGGGCACCATACAGGCGTATTGATATAATTGCCGTCCATGCACGAATAACACGTAGGATAGGCATCTGGGCTGCTATCCTTGACTCCATCATCGTAGCGTTTCGTATCATACGGAACATTGTACTTGTGGATATAAGCCCATACGTCATCATTCGACCAATCGTGGATGGGCATGGTGAGTTGGGTATACCCAACTTGCGTCATGGGGCTCGTAATGTTGTTCGATGAACATAATTCCAGATCATCACAACTTTTTTGCCCATGAAAGGTCGCATCCCATATCCATTGCATTTCGCCACGAGGCCGACACAAAAGATCATCCCATGCACACAAATACCGTTCCTCATTGACTCGTGGCTGTATCCCTGTCGCTAAACACATGATCCCCTTTTTGTTCGAGCCTGGAAATTCACCAAATGAATACACATGCAGAATTTCAAAGAACTCATCTTGCCATACATCAACTGTGGTGATAGGGACGCTATCATACGTTTCGAGGTCCCATAGTTCCATTATCTTTTGGGCATGTGCGTGTTTTTCCGGGAACTTGGCAATTCTAAAAAACATCACAGGTATTTTAGAATGTACTTGCCTGACCAAATGGAGAACGGTCGTAGAGTCCTTACCAAAGGAGCAAAGGGCGATAGGCTTTTCGGACGCCGCTAGCGCCTTCTCGATGATATTCATTGCTGATCGTTCTTGGCTATCCATGATCATTTACACCGCAATACCAATGCCAGCAGCAGCACTCCCAAGCCCACCCACAATAGCCCCGCCTTGCCCTGCCCCAGTGCCCCTACCACTGGACTGTGTGGTGCCCGTCACAAAGAATTGAGGGCCAAAGGTTGGCGCAAAGCTTGTGCTGGCCGCACCCCTCGCTGCTGTTGCCGAGCCTAACGACGGAATGGTCGGATTTACTTGTGGCAAAAACGAGGACGGACTAAACGGCACTTGCGCGGTACGATTCAAGGATGGTGCTGTAATCGCTTGGGAAAGTTGCCCGATCTGAATAGGCTGGCCAATCGCCAGTGACGAGCGAGACTCAGCCAGCTTGCGCTCTAACTGCCCCGTCTGCGTGACGACCTGTTCCCCGATGTCCGAGAGTTGACTAAGGATCGGGCTATCACGCCCACGAAGTCCCCGTGATGGGGCAATGTCTTCCAGAATATCCCCTCTCGCCCGCCTTGCCGACTCTTCAATAGAGGTAATCCCAATATCCCGTGAGGCTGCTAACAGCCTATCAATTTCTTGCTCAACTTGAGGCGACGGCAACCCTCCACGCTCAATAGAAGCAACTTGTTCTTGAAGTATCGCTTGCTCCAACGGTATGCGCTCTTCTGCGGCCCGTATCTGTGCAAATTGTAATCTGGCTAACTCTGGTGCATTTTCTAATTCGGCTCGTGCCGCCGCTTCACGGAGAGGCAATAATTCTTGTTCGATTCTGGCCGAGTCCACAATCGAGTCCTCGCCACCCCCGGCCAAGATCCTATCAATAACGTTTTGTTCCTGCTTGAACCGTTCTAAGTTGAGTTCGGAAAATTCCAAGTCTATTTTCTTCAGTGCAATGTCTTCAGGAGTGGACGGTTCAACTACCTGTGTTGTGGTGGACGTGCTAGTGCTGCCCCCACCACCAAAGCCTACCGTACACAGTTGATATTTGTCTCCCATCGCCATACGGAAGAATATCCAGAGAATAAATGCGAACCACAGTTCAATGATCATGCGTTCAGTTCCTCCGCCATCACCCGGTATCTCTCGGCTAGTTCCGTCAATGGACGTGAGAACAAGATACCTTCAGCCTGCTTACGACTGCCGTACCGCTCCATAATCTTGTGATAATCTGCCGTATCGGCAGGCGTGAGAAATTGGACTTCCTGGGAACCAAAATAAGCCAGCATCTTACATCCTGTCAGCACCAACGCCTTGAACGCCTTTGCCTTAAAGGTCTTTGATCGCTGGGGGTCAATCGCCAGCAATTCCAAGCGGCCTATAGGCTTGCCATGACACACCTGGAGTGCGCCCACGATTTCCCCTTCCCGGTCAGCGACAATCCATCCTGCGCCAATCGAATGCCAATCCAGGTGCCGAAAATCAGGACCGGAAAAAGCCAGAAGTGCGGCAATCGTCGGGCCATCCTTGTCCACAGCACTACGAATTTTAAAGTCCTTCGCCGTTGGCCAACGCCGTGATGGACGTTTGCGTCTACGTTTGAGCGGGGTCAGGGTCTCCATCACGTTCCTTTTTCAGTTGAGCGACGTCTTGTTGTAACTGTCCTATTTTCCAATTCAATTGATACTTCTCGACTTCCCGCTGGCCAATCATGAGGTACAGATCATTGACGGTTAACGTGTTATCCGTCATGACAGGTTCACGGCATCCAATTCGGCTTGAATGGCATCACGCCGACCCTTGGGCAATTTCTGAAACCGTTTCAAATGTTTCGCATTCCGATCGTTGAGCATGTGTCCTACTCTCTCACTTAAATGTTTGCCTAGCCATTTCTCGATATACGCATCGGCATCAGCTAGCCCAAAGCGCTTGGCAGCATAATCCAACACAGCATCCTGCTCTGCCGTTGTCACGAGCGTTCGGTTCATGCGGGTCCTCCTAAAGCCAAGACTTTATGCTCAAGTTGGTCGTATTGTTCCTGTAATTGCATATGCTGGGTGTAAATTTGCCAAATAGCCCCGTTGTGGAGCCTGAACAATTGCTGAACGCTCAATAACACATCGGGCGAATCTCCTTCCGTGAGGATACCGACATCAATAAGGGTTTGACGATTGTAGATAATGAATTCATCCCACTTCGATTCAATGATGCCCTTGTGCCCTAAATTATTGACGAGCATCATGGTGCGTACTAACTCAGGATCATTCATATCATCCATGTCTGTTGGTGACACACCGCCTATCCCTAAAAACAGTTCGCCGGTATCCACTTCAAGAGCCATGCGAGTGGTCCTGACACTAGCACTAGTAATCTCCCCCCACGCAAACCCGATACTGTTGGCGGCCATATCAGTGATGCCGTTCGACCCATTATGTTGGGCAACAAAGAAATTCATGGCCCCGAGAGACAATGCGGTGGCCATTGTGGATGGTGCACCAGCATAACTCTCTATTAATAGTGGTGCCGCCTGCGTACTTTCACCTGTTATTTGAATCAAGGCTCCTCCTTCAGCCCCTGCCGCTTTTCTGATGTTGAAAAAATCATCGGTTTCAACATTTCCGCCTAACGTTGCTGCCGTCAATCCTGTGGCCACATCACTTGATTTCAAGCAAAAAGCTTGGTTAGAATTGCCACCAAGATTAATCGTCAGGCCAATCGTCATGTTGGAATTGGCCGTGTCCCCAATAAACAGGATGCCGTCTGTCTGCACAATCGAGCTGCCCGCAAGGGCGGTCAAGGTGTTCGCCGTCATGCGGAAATCGTCTCCGCCCCCAATTCTGAAATCAATCTGATCATCGGTGTCAGCAGTGATGGACGTATCCGCATCGCCATCGAGAATGAGTTCCTTGCCATCACAATCGAGTGCACCAGTCAAGGGCGAGATCAATGACAGCGCATTATTCAGCAGATTATTAAATTCAGCATTGAGGTCAGAGGCTGTCAGTATTTCGTCTGTCCAATTCTTAATTCTTGCTAATCCCATCGCGTGCTGTCCTTTGCTTAGTTTTCTGTGGACGTCGAATCCACGGTAATATTGGCACCGATGCTATGCAATTCTAGGTCACTCCCATTGATCGTATCGGTGATTTGATATTGGATCGCTCGAAATGTACCCCCTTCTTCAAGCTGATAGAATCGTGGAGAAAATTTGGCCCCTCCTAATGTATCAGTGCCAAGAAGAAACGAACCAAGAATGGCCTGCGAGCTTCCCTGCGACAACAGTTGGGTTTGTTGTGTTTGATTGTCTCGTTCCCATCCAAGTGTGATGTTATTACTATTTTTTGCTTGAATGCCAAGGGACACAGTATCAATGGTCTTCATGAGGATTTCACTACCATACGTGAGGAAGGGTGTTTTCACATTGTAGGCAATCGATTTCCCATTCGCGGTCCGTGTCGCTTGCTCATATTTCTGAAGCAACCCTGCATTGTCACCCCCAAATGGCCGGCGCTTGTTATTCGTATCCACGATCATCGCGAGTGAGGCCGGTTCAAACACATCCCATTTCGACCATCGCGGGTAGCGCTCTCCCTGTGCCATAAAACGATAATCCATACAGAGAATGATATCATTCGTCGTACTGCCACTGGTGGAGCAGGCAATCAAGACACGGCTGTTGCCTGAATCGTTGATTGCCCACCATTTGCGTATTCTGTCATGGCTTAATTCGTCACGCATAAAGGTCTCGATAGGATAACTTAATGCCGCCTCGTTATAATCACCAAACGAGGATGTGGCGTCTAGCGATCGTACTGACCCCGTTGAATCAATAAACCCAACATCCGTGCCAAAGCGAAAGATCGTATTCTGCCATCCGGCTCCCAACCCTTCCACGAGTGTTGTTAAGGCAAAGTCAGCATTGCTACTTCCCGTGATACGATGGATAGACCCCTTGTTCGGGCCTTTGAACAAAAACAATTCATTGCGATGGGATATAATACCTGTAATGTGGTCGCCATCATCAGGGTTGATCTTAATGTTGCCACTCCCCTTACCTGTCCAATCTTCAGGATTGACATTGACAGAATAATTCACTTGGGACGGCAGCGACGCATTGCCAGCCGCAAACTGATAATTCTTGTGAGTCTGACTAAAGGCAAAATTCGGCGGGCTTCCTGCCAAATTCTGATTCGTGGTTTGATCCCACGACCGAGGCACATCTGTTGTCGAGTCCGAGGCATAAATCAGCAAATCATCGAAGGTGTCGTACTGTGGCGCCTTGCCACTTTCCAGCCCTGTTTGCATGCTGCTAAATGTGCCGTTTAGGTTCGCCTGATAAACCACGGTCCCTGCATGAATGACAATCTTTTGGACAGGGGAACCACTGGCCCCTTGCCGCCAGTAGTCATAGACTCCCACCACGCTATCACTTGAGCCGACCGAGGTATCCGTCATGGCATCCGTGCCGGGGCATTTACGCGGTCCGCCGTCAAACGCGAATATTACGTTTTGTGCCTCAGTGAGAAACGGCAGTGAGATATTCTCATTTTGTCCCGGTGCCCCATAGAAGGTTGGGCCAAAGTCGGTGGCCCACCCTCCACCGAATAAATGCGTGATAAATGCTGTTTTGGGAGGCATAACCTAAGATTCCAGTCTATCAAATTCACCATTCATGTCGAATTTTAGGCCACGGCTCCTGTTAGAATAGGGCCGCGATGCCGCCGACCTGTAACTCCCCAGTTGCGGTTGCAGCCTCGCCCTTCTACTGGCCACCCCTACGTCAGCCTGGATACGCAGCATAATATCGGTGTATTCCCTTTGCATGACGTTCATGCGACTGTCATTTTTCTTATGGATATACCAATGGAAGGCGGCATGAGCAATAATGGCATGCCGATATTTTAGCGGGACAATCGGTTGATCGGTATCAGCGGAAAGGTCAGTTGCGGTTGTCCCTGATGAACTTATCGCGAGATGATTGGTCGTGTACCTATATTTATAGATATAGGATTCATCCGGAGGAGGCGCAAATATTACACTGGGGCGAATGTCCGTACCACTAGTTGGGCCAAGAGTCACAAGTGTTGCATGTTTGGGCTTTGCCGGGACTCGATTACGAGGAAAGAGCGCATCGAATAATGTTCGATCCAACAAGTCGATTTCTTGTCCTGTATCAAATGATGTCGCACTGAGAAGGTTTCCAAAATCAGATGCCAGTAGATACTCGTCTTCAAAATAATCATAGGCGCTATTAGAAGCGATTTCATCAATGGACCGCTCTGCAATGGTCGCTGATATGTCGGAGGCAACAGCCGTAATATCATATACTTCAGGGCTTCCGGCTAACGTCACCTTGCCTAAATTGGCGCGCATATTATTCTCACTCCACGGATTGGCCGTATTCCAGAGAGTACTTGAGCCGGTAATGGTCGTCGAGCCTTGGGTCACGGCTACCGTGCCTGTGTTGTAGTGTGGATGCGTCCTGATCGAACCGCGCCGGTCAGCCCACGGAGTCGGGAAGCGGCTTTCTGTTCCAAGGTGCATGTCCTGGAGGGCGACATTGATATACCGTTTGGCTTGGATCACGGTGGCGCTTTGCGATGTATCCTGTCGCATGATATTCAAGAGACCATTGTATAAATCCACAAACGAGGCATATTGACCAGTAGCGCTCATATCCGTGTGCCTTTTTTCATCTGCCTGTTCTTTTTTATCCAAGGAGCCACGGGCCTTCTCCCACCCGATCCCGCCGATACCGCCGCGATGCCACTATACATGCCCCAGAGATGTTGACGATCACGTGCAATAACCGTCCCATCAGAAATCGGGAGTATGTGATCAAACGGATCGCAGAAGTTGAAAGCAGAAAGTCGGCTACTGGCATCACCGGTGACTTCGTTTTGAATAAAGAGTGGGATAAGCGGCATTTAAAAAATCTCCCGCAAAATCAATGCGCCTTCAAACGTGGCTGCGGAAACACCACCGACAGGGCGGACACAGAGGACCACTGTATCACGTGTACCGTCAATTGCGGCTCCAATCACTAGTGCGCTGTTCAAGTCACCACCGCCCGATCCCTGTCCTGACCCACCACCGCCGGATTCGAAGTACCCACCTCCGATGTGTGTCCCACCTGTCACGGTATTCGCTGTGGCGCCTAGGGCCCGTTGGACAGCGGAGTTTGTCACATCACTATAGGTAAACGTGCCGGCGACCGTCGGGTTGAAAATCAGCACCCATTCCAACAGCTCACTCGCTGTATGCACCTGCACCGCCGTGTTCAAAAAATGAATCGTCGCGCCAAGGTGTGTGGATTTTAAACGCACGCCGACGACAGCGTATAGTGTGTTTTCGACGGCGGATGTCACGCTTGCACCGCCGGTCCCTAAGTGCCGAACGATGCCAATATCCTGGTTTCCTCCCTCAGAAATGACAGCAGAACAAATGACGCGAATCGAACACACACCAGAAGCCGTTGTCGTGACGATTTGATACCGCAGTGGAAGGTTTGGAGTCGAGGCCCAAGGAATAGCAGCCACATTCGCTTGATTTATTTCATGGACATAAATAATTGTACCGTTAGTTTCTATCCCGAACCGCACTCGGCCAATAGACAGCCATTGGTAATCAACGACGAAAATTTGCGCCTTTGTCCAATCGGCGGTTTCTCCGGATGGGTTTGCGGCATCATTGCCACCGTCAAGCGTATCGAGGTTCCAACTCGCTTGCGCCGTAGTACTATCAACAGGTGTTCCAGAATCATTTGTACGAACGGTGACACCAATCGCACCGGCGTCACTTTCAAAAAAGGCCCCATTGTTGTTATCGAACAACCCAATCCGTCGTTCACAGCCTGTTTTCACACCACTTGCCAACTCTAAGACACCGGTCATCAAGATGAGTTGTGACTTTCCGGGTTGGTAATTAAATCGACGAAATGTTTGGCGTGTAAACAGACCCGCTGTCACGTTCGTTGAAACCAAATCGATATACGGTTTGGCTTCTGTGGGGGTCGTGGCTGTGATGCCTCCTCCTGATTCAAGTGCTTCGTCCCAAAATAACGGCGCGTCATCCGAACCAAGTAATTTTGAATCAAACACCGTGACAGGATTTGAGATACGCAGGCGGCCAAACGCATCAACGTTGGGACTATGCTTTTCAATCCCATCAAGGAGGACCTGTTGGTGCTTTACCCCTCCACGATCCTTGGAGGCATATACTTCCCCGGTCCCTGGTAATATGGTATTGTCACTCAAAGCAATATTCCTTTTGTTAATTCATAAATAGGCATTATAACCATTCATTTCGTGTAAATGTTGTCGCATCATCAGTGATCGTTGATGATGCGATATTTGCATCATCCGCATCGTTTCTGAGAGTTTTAGTCGTGCTTGTCTGAGTACCTTTGTTCCGGGAAAGGGTAAAGAGCCAGACGATTTTATCCTTGAGCGAAGATGTTGCCGCTGGAACACCGCTTGACTCCACATGCGTGTCAGTGACGAGAACGTCAAGCGCTTCCACATTCACATCGAGCTTTTCCTGTGCGCTGAGCGCCACATTCCCTGTCTTTGCCCCTACATCACTATCCATACGTCCACCCACTAGTGCCGAGGGTAAGAGAGCCGGAATATCAGTCGTCGTATCGGTTTGGATCACATCCACCTGATTTGCCATCTTGCCACCTGTCGCGGCATCGAGTTCACTGAGACGTGTTTCAGTGCAGACACTCGCAAGCGCCGCACTGTCAGTGCCTCGCATGGCTGTGGTCGGAATGGCATCGAGGAGAAGATCCAATCGTCCACCATTCACCCAATCCGCTTGCAGTTCATTGGTGTCCGTTTCAATATCGTTAATGTTGGTATTCATCGCATCGAGGTTCAGTCCGCCTGCATCACTGATGGGCAATCCGCCTGCGGCATCTGCGGCGGCATTGGGTAGTGCGGTTAAGCCAAGCCGGACACTGTCTTCAGGATCAAAATCGACGAGTTGAATAGTTTGAGGAAGAACAATCATACCAGTGACTGTCCCTTGAATGGAGACGGTTGACGCGCCC